AACAAGCAATCTTCAAATACAGGGGTGCTTCCGCGGGATGCGCCGTTCGCGGGTCCGACGATCATTTGGCTGTGGCGCGTGATGAAGACGGCGCTGCACATTCCGCTTTCACCACGAGTTGCAGCGGCTTCGTATCGTTGACTTGGTAGCAGTCCCGGAAATTGACGCCGCGGCTTTGAGCAGATGGAACAGGTGCCCCCGGACATTGCCAAGAAGCTCCTCTCACGCGACTTCGCCAATCTGGTCGGCCGCGTGCAGAAGGGCGGTAAGCTCACGAGGACTGAGCGGGCCATGCTTCAGACCATGGCGACGGGTGCCGGTGCCGCTCCGACCACTGCGGCTTCCTACGTCGAGCTTGCGGCCGTGCTCGGGGTGACCCGCCAGACACTGCATTCATGGAAGAAGCGGAAGGACGCCCCGAAGCCGGCGTCCAACGGGCTGCACGATGTGCCGGCGTGGCACGAGTTCATGCGGCGCAACGACCTGAAGGGCGGGGAACCAGCCACCGCGGCTGCTGCCGATGCCGAATCCTCACTCAAGGCCCGCAAGCTCCTTGCCGAGGTGGAGGAAAGGGAACTCCGGCTGGGCATCCGGCGGGGTGACTATGTGGCGCTGGCCGACGTGCGCCAGTCATGGACCGAACTCGTGGCGCAGGCAGCGGCCATGCTCCGCAAGAAGTTCGAGCAGGAACTGCCGCCTATCCTCTCCGGGCTCGACGCCACCGGCATTCAGGAAGAAGCGCGGCGGGCCATCGACGAGGTGCTCGGCATTCTCCACCAGGGCGGGCAATGACCACGGCACATTCGGCACTCGACCGGATCTGGCGCGAGGCATGGCGTCCTCCCGACCGACGTCCCCCGTGGGCGTGGTGCGAGGACCATGTCGGTTCAATTCCCTATTCTCCGATCCCAGGCCGGTTCCGTTCGGCCAATTCGCCATGGATGCGCGAGCCGATGGAGGCGCTCGTCGACCCAAGGATCCGGATCGTCAGTGTGATTGCCGCCATTCAGAGCGGGAAGACCAGTGTCGGGGAACTCGGCCTCGCTCATATCATCGCCAACAATCCCGGCCCGACGCTCTGGCTCGACCAGACCGACGACGACGCCAAGGACCAGAGCGAGAGCCGCCTCCAGAAGCTCTTCGATGAATGCGCCCCGGTCCGTGCCCTCTATCCTGCCAACCGCCACAAGAAGCGGGTGGCGACGATCCATTTCGCCAACGGGATGACGCTCTGGGTCCTCGGTGCCCATAACAAGACCAACCTCCAGCGCCGCTCCATCCGCTGGCTCATCGGGGATGAAACGTGGCGCTGGCCTCAGGGGCACATGGCGGAAGCCGAAGCCCGGGTCACCGCCTTCGGGTGGCTGGGCAAATGCCTCTTCCTCAGTCAGGGCGGCGAGGACGACGACGACACCCACCGAAAGCATGAAACCACCGACATGCGGGAATGGACGTTCGCGTGCCCTCACTGCCGGCACCGCCAGCCGTTCAAGTGGGAGCAGATCGAATGGAGCAAGGACGCCCGCGACGAAACCGGCCAGTGGGACTTCCAGCGCGTGCGGGACACGGCCACCATGCAATGCGTCTCGTGCCGCTTCATCTTCGAGGACACCGATCGTGTGAGGAGGGAACTGAGCCTCACCGGAAAGTACGTCGTCACCAATCCGAATGCGCCCCGCGAGAATGCCGGGTTCCACTGGAATGCCCTCTGCGCGATGAGCTGGGGACGCCTCGCCGAACTCTATCTCCGGGCGAAAGCGGCTGCGCGGATGGGCGACACCACGCTCCTGCAGCAGTTCTACCAGAAGCGCCTGGCCCTCCCGTGGCGCGAGTACATGGAGGACTACCGGCTCGAAATCACCCCGGGCGGCTACCTCCGCGGGGAATCATGGGACGGGGAAGCCGGCGTCGATTCGGCCGGCCGGATCATTCCTCCGGGACTCCCTTCGGTGTGCCCGCTGCGCATCCTCACGGTCGACTGCCAGCTCGACCACCTCTTCCTCGTGGCGCGGGCATGGGCCGCGGATGGATCCAGCCGACTCATCTGGAACGAACGCGTGCTCACGTTCACCGACGTGGCCACCGTGCAGGAACGCTTCGGCGTCCACCCCAGCCTTGTGTTCGTCGATGCCGGCCATGCCACCTACGACGTGTACCGCGAGTGCGCTGCGAGAGGATGGACGGCGCTCATGGGCGACAAGCGCGCCACATTCACTCACAAGGTGAAGGGAAGGAAGGCGGTCGAACGGTTCTACTCGCCGCGGCGCAAGGTGGTGCTCGGCCGCGGGCAGTCGTGCTCGGTCTTCTACTGGAGCAACCTCAACATCAAGGACACCCTCGCCAGAGTTCGCCGCAATCAGAACCCGGACAACGGTCCGGTGTGGGAGGTGCCCGACGACATCGACGAGGACTATCTCGCCCAGATGGAGAGCGAGCGACGTGTCAGGCGCAACGGCCGCTGGATGTGGGAGCAGATCGGTTCCCGCGGCAATCACTACTTCGACTGCGAGGCCATGCAGATGGCGGCGGCCACCATGCTCAAAATCATCGGCCGGGAGGCATCGGCTGAGCCGTCCGTTGACACCGAAACCGCGGAGTCATGAAACTCCCGATGCTCCTCCTTGCCGTGGTCTCCGCACTGACGGCCTCCTGCGCCTCGCCGCCTCCATTCAGCGGCACGCTTGTCCACCGCAGCGGCACCCTCCGGATCCGTCCTGACGGCGGCTTCGAAATGGCCGTCGAACCCCTCAGCGCCAAGTAAGTCATGGCTGCACAATCGTTTTCCGAATGGTTCGCCGCTCAGGGCTTCCGGCACTTTTCCGCCGGCGAATTCACCTCGTACTTCGGTGCGGTGCGAAAGGGCGTGAAGAACAGCACGCCTCCCCGGGCACTCTGGAAGAACATCGTCCCGGCACTCCGCATCGTTGATGAACTCCGGGAAGTTTTCGGCCGTTCCTGCACGATCCTCAGTTCCTACCGCTCGCCTGACTACAACCGGGCGGTAGGTGGCGTGACGGCCAGCCAGCACATGGAGTTCCGGGCGCTCGACATCGCCTTCGACGGCATCCCGCCGCAGCTCGTCTTCGAGAAGCTCTCCGCGTGGCGGGGGCAGGGGAAGTTCACCGGCGGGCTGGGGCTCTACCCGGGGGCCGGCTTCGTCCACATCGACACCCGGTCGTCCAACGCCACATGGAAAGGGCGCTGATCCATGGCCAGAGGTCTCGCGAGCGACAGAATCGTAAGTCGCGAGCTGCCCCGAGACGATATTTCGAGATCATGCAGTTTTTGGTGACCAGATCGTCCCGGTAATCATTCCGGATAGGAGATTAAATCCGATTGAAGGCTATTTCTAGCATGTTAACGCATTCGGTGCTTGTGACTGCCAGTGATTTCTAAGAGCCGCAAACAGATATTCTCATGTCATTGTTTTCTCGGCCGCTTGAAAATGAGGACGAGCTTTCTGGGTCTGACGTTGGGTTGCAATCCGGTTACGAGATTTTCCACTCCGAAGTTCGGATGCGCTGTTTCATTTTCCAGAAACGAGTCGATTAGCTCCCACTCCAGAAGTCCCATCGCTTTAAGCCTCGCTGAGATGTCTGGGATTGTTCGGGTGTCAAGCTTTGCAAGGTTTCCGCTGGAGCCTGAAAATGCCTCTGACGCAGCGAGGATTTCCATTGTCTCGTATTCCCACTCTTGGGGGCGCTTCATGGTTTGAAAGAATAAAAAACCAAAGCCTAAAAGCAAGATCATCAATGGTATAAAATGGCTCTTGTGTAGCCATTGATCATCAGATTCGGAGGGGCTTGATTTGACATTGGATCGGGCCTCCTGTATGGGTTCAGTAGATTTTTGCTTTCGATTTTCTTGGGGTTGAGTTGGATTAGCTGTAGCAAATTGATAAAATGGGATCCAGTTTTCCGAACCTTCTTGGCAGACTTTCGTTGTTGCGCTGATTTGACCGGACCGATGCAGTTCTTCGAGATCATTCTTGGATACTGGTCCTTGCACGTCTCCGGAATTGTCAGTGTAGTATAATGAGTTCATGATTCGAATTGCTGATGGTCGAGGGATGGAAGCTGAAGTTGTTGATATTTCATGGGAAATCTTCAGTCTGGTCGGTCCGAGGTGGTGCTGATTTCGGGTTCTTGATCTTCACTTCAGCTTCGCGGTGAGGCATTGTGAAGCGGGGTGATGGGGTTGGGCTGCCTCCGAAAAAACGTGACCCGCTTTGAGCCTGTGGCTTGTGGCTGGTAGCCTCAGGGTAATGCGGAGAGTCTTGCTTGCTGGTGGCTGAACCATTGAAAGTGGGTAGCAAGAGATGGCTCGAAAGTCAAGCAGTTCACAGTCTGCAATGGTTGCTAAAGCCGCAAAGGCAGGAGAGGATCCGGCGCACGATGCTTTCGGGTGTAGTTCGCAAGGGCACTTTCCTAGCTTCAATACGGATTTGTGGGCGGGGTGCAGGAGGGGGATTCGGTCAGGTGGTGCTCTCGCTTTCCCTGATTATGAGGTCATTACGCTATCGGCTGATATCGGAGACGGCTGACACATGAGTGCATCGCACGGTTTGAATCCGGATCAATTTCCTGTCCCGCCAGCCGTCTCGTTGACACCGCCCGCCTGTTCATGGCCAGAGGACTCTTCATCACAGGATTCACCATCGCCGAGGTGATCGCCATTCAGGCACGTGCCAAGGCGCTCGTGCTCGAAGGCAAGACGATCATGAACTGGAACGATGCCGAGACCTCTGTGTCCAAGCAGTTCACCATGCCGGTGGCCGACGTGCTGGAGGAATGCGCCCACGCGCTCCGGGCACTCGATCCTGACACCTACGGACGTTCCCGCATTGCCGGGGCCTCGTTCATCTCCGGCCACCTCGCCAAATGAACCTACGGTCGATTGCCGCCCGCTGGCTCCCTCCCGTGCTCGTTCCGAAGGCATGGGGCACGCCCTACGAAGCTGCCAACTGGTCGCCGCGCCGCGGTGCCGTGCCAGGAGCGTCGCCGACGGATGCCCGCAACGAACTCACGCCTGGCGTCCGCAGCGAGCTGGTGCGCAAGGCCCGCTACCTCCACAAGAACAGCGGATTCGTGCGCGAGCTGGTCTCCAACATGGCGATCTATTCGACTGGGGACGGCATCCGGGTGCAGGCGCAGTCGGCCAGTTCAGAATGGAACCGGGCGGCGGAAGCCTACTTCGCGCTCTGGGCGGCCCGCTGTGAAGTCACCGGTCGGTTCTCGTTCGAGGAATGCCAGTCGCTCGTCTGCCGCGGCATGGACATCGACGGCGAATACTTCATCCACAAGACCCGCGACCCTGACGGCGAGCCGAGGATCCAGCTCATCGAAAGTCACCGCATCGGCGACAGGTTCGGCTCTCCCGATACTGTGGATGGCATCGGGCTGAATGAAGCCGGCGCACCGGTCTTCTACAGGACAGGGGAGGATGGCGGATCATGGCGGGACCTCCCGGCTGCGGCTGTTCTCCACATCCTCGAACCGGAATCGGCAGGCGCGGTGCGCTCGTGCCCGTCCATCCAGCATTCCATCAATCACGTCCTCGACGAAATCGAACTGCTAGCCCTTGAGAAGCACGCCGTGAAGGACAATGCGGACGTGTCCCGCGTGCTGCGGACGGCCCGGGGGGAAATCGACGACAGCGGTGACTTCGTCGTCGGCCAGCCTGCCGGGCAGACTGAAGGATCCGATCCCGTCACACTTCAGCGCATCGTGGGTGGGAAGCTCGTTTCCCTGAAACCTGACGAATCGCTGGAGAGCTTCCAGAGCAACCGGCCCAGCCCCACGTTCACAGGGTTTCTCGAACACCTGCGGCGCGATGCGGCACTCGGGGTGATTCCGTTCGAGTTCGCGGCGGATTCCAGTAAAGTAGGCGGGGCAGGGGTGAGGCTCATTGTGGCGAAGGCGGATCGCAGGTTTTCCTTCCGCCAGATGATCCTAGAGCGCCGACTGATCAGGCCGGTCTGGGGGTATGTTATCGGCGATGCCGTGGCCCGGGGACTTCTCCCAGCCATCACCGACTGGTGGAAGATTGCCACGGTGCCTCCAAGGCGTGTCACCGTGGACGCCGGACGGGAAGCCCAGCAGAACCGGGCCGACGTCGAGATGGGACTCAAGACGCTATCCGATCACTACGCGGAACTCGGTGCCGACTTCGGTGAGGAACTTGAACGACGGGCAGCCGATGCGAAGCTCATTCTGGAGACGGCGCGGAAGTACGGCGTGCCGCCCGAGATGCTCTGGAAGCCGGCAGCGTTGACACCCCGGCCGGGCAATGATCCCGGCGCTCCTGCAATCCCGTGAATGGCTGATCCAGCCGGAAGCCCTGCGTGCCCTCGCGCTGAGTGCTGCTGCATGGCCTAACCGCTCTGCTGCGCCAGCGCCTCCCTCTAGCCCGCTCCTCTCCGTCGAGAACGGCATCGGCGTACTGGCCATCGACGGACCGATCCTGCGCAAGCCTGATGTCTTCGCCCGCGTCTTCATGGGGGCGGCGGATTCCGGCGACATCGGTGCGGCACTGAGGGAAGCGGCCGGGCGCGACGACGTGAAGGCCGTGCTTCTTGATATCGATTCTCCGGGCGGCACCGTGGCAGGCACTCCGGAACTGGCAGCCGCCGTCCGGTCCCTCGATGCCATCAAGCCGGTCTATGCGTTCAGCTCCGGGCTCATGGCATCGGCGGCCTACTGGATCGCCAGTCAGGCCCGTGCCGTCTACGCCACTCCATCCGCTCAGGTCGGATCCATCGGCGTGGTGCAGGCCGTCCTTGATGATTCCGCAGCCATCGAAGCGGCTGGGCTGAAGATCGAGGTGTTCGCCGTCGGGAAGTACAAGGCGATGGGTGCGCCGGGCACACCGCTAACCGACGATCAGCGCGGCCTCATCCGCTCGAACCTTGAGGAAACCGCCCGGGAATTCCATGCCGCAGTGCTCGCCCGCGGACGCGCCATTCCAGCCGAAGCCATGGAGGGCCAGACGTTCAGCGGCCGTCAGGCGCAGCGGGTCAATCTGTCAGGACTGGTCCCCGACCGGGCTGAAGCCATGCGCCGCCTGCGCGTCTACCACGGCGCAGTTGACACCGGATCCCGGTCCATGAGTACCACACTCGAAGACCAGCTCGCTGCCGCACGCGCCGCCCATGACGCGCTCCAGCGGGATCACAAGGCTCAGGGCGAC